TCTACGCTGATCTACATGGCGTACTGCTCGGGAGAGCGCCTGTCGGCCTTGCTCGCCCTACGGTGGCGTGAGGTGGATCTGGTGCGGCGGCGCGTCCGGTTTCTCGGCGACACCCGCAAGGGCCGCACGCACGACATCGAGCGGGACTTCACCCAGCAGCTGGCGGACATGCTGGCGTCTCGGGAGGGCAAGCCGGAAGAACTGGTGTGGCCATGGGACCGACAGCAGGCCAGCCTGTGGACGAGCCTTCAACTGCTTTGCCGGCTGGCCGACGTGAAATACCGAGGCTTCCACGGGCTGCGGAGGACGCGGGCTTCCTACGCTGCCCTGGCCGGAGGAACCGCTGCGGCCACCCAGGTGCTCGACCACAGCGACCCGAAATTACAGGAACGATACGTCGATTCAGCGATTTGCCCCAGCGAACAGAGCAGCGTAGACGTGATGCCGCCACTCGACATCGGCTGATCTGCGAAACATTCCGCTTGAACGCCTGTGCAGTTTTTATTGCGAGCCTGCTGGCGTAGCGTTGTACTACCCGAAAGGAGGGAAGATGTCTCAGCCGTCTTTGGCCGATCGTCAGCCGATAAGCCTTTCACTTGTCGTGGTGGGCTCAATCGTGACGGTGCTTTTGCTGGCGGCAGCGTGGCTTTGCGTAAAGGCTTCAGTGCCGGCTGCGGCAAAGTCCTCTCCGCTGGATAGCGTGGCTGCTCCTGCACGGCAGGCTGCAAGGCCAACGCGACAGGCTGCCGCACCAACAGTCAATCGCATGCCACCGGAAGTGCAGGCAGCATTTCAAGCCGGTCACTTGCTGGGAAAGATACGCCGTGCGAGTGGATTATCTAAGCTCACTGATAGAGAGCTTGACTCTCCTGCAGTAACTGTTGTGCGGGAACTGAACGTGCCGCCGCACTTAGCAGGCGAGGCCGTAAAAAAGTTCAAGAATGGTTTTGGCTGGGGGTTTTCTGGTTTCTGAACCGGGCAAGCGGGGAGGCAACGCGGGGGAAAGGGAGAAAACCCTGCGCCGCCTCAACCCGCCGCCCGGTCTGTTTCGTCGCGCTGTTCCCTGCGGGCCAGCTCGACCTTCAGCCGCTGGATCTCGCCCAACGTGTGCATCAGCATGGCCGCGAGGCTGCCGCTCGTGCCGGTCCAAGCGCCCTGGAAACGGCGTGCCGCCTGCTCGCATTGCAACAAGTATTCGTCAGTCAGCGGACCCACTGTGCTCCTCCCGGTAGAGCAGCAAGGCAAGCAGTGCGTAGGACGCCAGGTCCATGAGGTTGTCTTCGACGCCTTCGTGCTCGAGGCGGCCCGTGCGGTTGAACGTGGCGAGGCGCGTGACCTTGTCGCTCAGCCTGACCATCGCGCCCTTCCACGGCTCAATGCCCACGAACAGGGCACCGTTCCGAATGTTGGCCAGCGGGTCATGCTCGCTCCCGTAGTCCCGGCTCTTGCTGGAATGGAGCGCCTTCATCCTGTCGAGCAGGTCGAAGTACGCCTGGCTCGTCGGGTGCACGTAATCCGCTAGGAGCGAGTCGCCGAGCAGCCGCTGCTCGCGCTGGTAGCCCACCATCTTCGGATCATCGGCCGGCGTGTGGTCCAGCCGAGACTTCACGGCCGCACGCAGTTCTTCGTTCGCCAATTCAAAAGCTGCTGTCATTTGGTTCCCTTTCTGTTTATGCCGTTCTCACTGTGCCGTCCTGCATCACACGATAGTTGTGAACGTCAAATGCTCCGCCCTTGTGAACCGTCACCGTGGCGAAGCCCCAGTTCCAACGGTTCACTCTCGCGTACTCGGGCCGCAGATCGCACAGGCAGCCGGTAGACCAGCAACCCGTTTCCTTGTGCCACATATCCGATTCGGCATGGTTGCTGGTACGGTGCGAGTGGCCCACCATCACCGTCGATAGCGTCTTCATAAACGCACCACGCGCCACGTTGACCGGCGCGGCCATGCCGCTGGGCAACTCGTGGCCGTGGAGCACGGGCAGCTTTCCGAGCAGCACGGGCCGCTTGTCCTCAACCAGCTCGATGTTGTTCTCAGTGAACCCGAGCCAGGCCGTCAGGCTCATGCGTGGATCGTCGGAAATCTCGGCGGCGTGTTGCCACAGCCAGTGCTGCCATCGCTCTTCGTGGTTGCCAGTCTTGTAGACGATGGGGATGTCGGGGAACTCCTGCCGCAGGTAGGCGAGGAAGTCCCGCACCGCCTCGAGCTCGCCTTTGAAATCCCTCTGCTTGGGATCTTTCATGTACCTCGAAATGGCATAGAAGTCGGCGATGTCGCCATTGAGCAGCAGGCCCGATAGCTCTTGGTCTTTGAGAAAGCCCACGGCCGCAGCCACTGCGATCTCGGAGTGATACGGCACATGCACGTCGGACAGAATGCCGACGTTGCCGATGACGTTCATGCGGTGCGGTGTCCACGTCTCGGCCATCGACTTCGGCATAGCCAAGATCTCGCCAGCCTTGCGCGGTGCTCGAGGTGCGGCGGCCTTAATGTGCTTGCGGTGCGTTTTCCCGTGGACGCCAAACTGCCGCTGTATCCGCATACGGGCCTGGTGCAGCGTGATCGCACCGTTGGCCTCCGTCACCAGGCGGCGGGCCAGCGTGCGTGCTGGTGCGTCTGGGTGCAGCTGCGCAAGCCGCCGGGCCATCTCCGTGATTGGATCACCCGCCATCCCGCACCTCCTTGTAGCCAAGCGTGGTCAACGTCCGCCGGATGACTCGCGCCGCCTCGGTCACGCTCTCTTCCGAGATCGTCGGACCCAGGCTGGCGTGCAGCAGCTCGTGCACGATCGTCTCCAGCCGAGCCCCGCCACGGAGCCGCTCGTCAATGAGGATTCGCGGCCGGGCTGCGTTGGGGAAAAACGTCCACCCGGCAGCGTCGCCCTTCAATCGAGTGAACCGCAGCAGCCAGCGGCGGCCGTCAATCGTGACGCTGTGATCCTCGGGCACGGCGGGCCTCCGCTTTGCGGGCGTTGTGAATCGCCCGTTTCACGAGCAACCTACCGGCGGCGTCAAGGAAGGGCAGGCCGCGTGCCTCGGCCTCCGCTCGCATCACCGCAATCACCTCCTCAATGCGCTCTGGCTTGCTGCATTCGTCTGGCCCCCAAGCGTCCATCTCGGCGGCTTTAGATCGGCAGGCGCATGTCGGCGTAGGCTCGATGCCGAATTTCTTCAGGAGTTTGGAGAGTTCGGTGCCAGGGCCGTGATGTAGCCCTAATGGCAAGGCCGGCAAAGGATCAAATCCCGGCCGTGGATGCCGAGGGTATGCCGGGTGATCCAGGTTGATCGTCAAAAGGTCGCCTTTCTGAAAGACGACGCACGGCATGACTTCGTTAAGGGTGTGGCCACTCGCGCGGCAAAGTGCCTCCAAGGATGATTGGTGGCACGTCATCATGCTAAGCCCACGACAGCGATGCCGACATGTCATACGGCACAGACCTAATTGGGTCTTCCGTTAAAATCCTTCCGAAAACGCCAAAAAAGATTGGGAAACCTGACAGACTGTAATGCGGCGGCAAATCACCCAACCTTGGTTGAGGAGGAGTTCTTACGACACTGCTTGAGCCGTGAACAAAAACGTTTGCGCTAAATACCGGCGGAAGGTTTGAATTGCATCCTGGGCACAGGCTTGCGGCAGGGTATCTGCCAGCCAAAAACGATTGACCGCCAGATATTGTTCCAAGGTCTGACCCAAGTATTCCGCTGACTGCAAAAGTCGCCATTGGTGCCGTGACTTCAAACTCTTGGGCTGGGCTGAACGAATATTCCTCAGTGTACGACCCTCTGTTGAATGTAACGTTTTGTGGCTCTGTTGTTGTCTTTATGTTCCATTTTTGTTCGGAATGCGTACGCACCAAAACATTCGCGTTTATAGACTGGTCAGGCCGGCATGTAAGCGTAACCTCAACAGACCTTTTCACGCACGCAGCGGAGTTGGGTCCCGAACAAGCATTTGATTCAATCAAGTTTGTTGAAAAGTAACTTTGGGACCACACAACGCTGGTAGGACCGTTGCCACTAAATACAAATCCATTTCCAATTGTGCGTGAAAATGCAACATTTTGCGCGGGAAGCTTAAAAGTCCTTCCAACGGACACTGTTTGCTGGCCTGCAGCAAAACCGTCAATTATAAACTCTCCGGTTTCGCTCCACGTTTCGTCGTTTGTTTGAATAGAAATTTCCAAGTTAAGCGACAAATTACTTGCTGTCGCTTTTGCCAAAAGTTCCGCGTTGCAGTTAGCGCAACACGCGCAATTCTCCGTGAGCTTGCCTTCCTTGACGATGAGCGATCCGTTTTTTGTTGCTATCGCCATATCAGCACGCCGTTGTTCCAATGAAGCGAAGATTACCAGACACGATGACCATGACCTGCGTGCCGCTCGCCGAATACCCAGGCAACTGCGTCACGTTTGGTTGCACGAGATACCAAGTCGTGCCGTCCTTGGCGATTGAAACGTCGCACGACCCGCTGGGGTTCAGGCCGCAAAACAAATTCACCGCCGCCACGGTATTCGGCGTCGCCGTCTGATACTTGAACGTCACCGTCTTCGTGTCGCCGATCGACCACGCGCCGGTGAAGGTGCAGACGCGGAAGACTTTGCCGGAAACGCCACCGACGCGAGCCCCAAACGACAGCGGCCCAGCGTCCCGGTCGCCGCCCTCGACGGCTCGCACCACCTTGGCGATCCGCTCAGCGGCTGGCTTCGTAAACGTGACGCGCTCTGTGCGGGCAGGCTTGCCGTCTGGCTTCTGGGCCATCTCAAACTCCTGGTAGACCGAAGTCTATTCGCGCTACCAAGTGCCGAGCGTCAGTCGCTTCCACGAGTTGGTGCCGACGCTCAGGTACACATGATCTGCGTCGTATGCCACGCTGCCTTGCGTGCCAGTGGCGGTCGAAGATGCAGGCACAGCAGCCCACGAAATTGGCCGGGCATCAGATAGCCGGGCGTCATTGCCTACGCACACAGACGAAGAGCTGGTGCCAGTGGGAATAAACGAAATCGCAAACGTGCCGCTGGTGATGTCGCTGGCCGCGTGCGTGTGCGTCTCGGCGGCGGCCGTGATGTCTGCTAGAGTCAGAACCACAGCTCCGGTTCGAGCCTGCACGGATTGCACTGGAGCTGCGGCTGCGGCGGCGGCCGTGAATGAAATAACATCCGTGGTGCTGTGCGTGTGGCTGCTCGGGGCAAACGTTGTCGGCACGCCAGACAATGCCGTGTATCCAATCGTGGGGATGCGGCCGATGGCAAACGTGCCAGCAGTGATGTCTTCCGCTTGAAGCACGACTGCGCCAGTTCGCCCCGCTACGCTCTGCACAGGAGCGAATGACGCCACCTGCGTCGTGTTATAGGACGCTATTTGATATTGGCCGGCGGATGTCGAAATTGTCACGCCGCTGCCAGGCACTAGCTGAAATGTGCCAAACGCACTTGTGTTTGTGCCTGGGGCAGTGATGAACCCAGCAGGCCCGATGCCCGCAGACACCGAAACGCCAACGCTTGTTCCAGATACCGTGACGTTGATGCTCATGGCGCGTACGGCGTTAGAGTGCCGCTCAGGTAGGTGCGGGTCACAAGGGCGGGCGAAACACCACGCAGATACCAGCGGTAAAGCGTTGTAGGCACGAGCGCTGATGTCTGCGTTTCAGTCAAGGAAACGTTGATTTGTCCGTTTGCAGCGACGACATCCGTGACAGCAAACGTGGCAACGGTGGCACCCTGCGTGTTGACGCCAAGCGTGGTCGCCGTGTTTGAAATCGTCGTTTCGTAGACAATCGCAGACCACGTGAAATTGGTTGCGTCAAAATCTAAGTCCACAAGCATGCCAAACTCATCGCCGACCGTCAGCGACAGGTTCAGTTCGCCGGGAAGTTGGGAAAATAGCGTGGACATACAGTCACTTTACCGGGTGTGCCATGCGGTCTTTGAGATTAGAACGGCGGGGTGCCGAATAGCGGGGTGAAGGCGACTTCTGGGTGTACTCGACGGTTCAAGATTGTTGGCGCACCCGAGCCGGTGAAGTCGGTGTTGAATCGGATACTGCCGTCGTCGTTCAGGGCCATGACGTTGGCGGACGCCACCTTTTCATCTTCTTCGCTGAACACGTAGCACCGCTTCTTTTTGGCGCTGCCGCCTGATCCGCTGATGTAGTTCCATCCGACGTTGGGCAACAGGAGATTCCAGCCGCTTTGGCGATACACCAGCTCGACGGTGACGCTCCAGTATTTGATCTCCACGCCGTTGACGACTTCGACTTGCTGCTGGCCGCTAATGCCTTGGCATTTCCACTGATGCACCGCCGCGCCCATAAACGCATCTGAGTTCACGCAGTTCGTTACTTGGGCAGCAGTTGCGATAGGAAACGCAGCACGGTTGCCGCTGATGCTGCACCGAAGTTCTGATTCCTCAGTCATGGCCGACTCAAAGAAATCGCCGGCCGTGTTGATTAACGCTTTCTTGTTAGCGTTGCCACTGCCGTGGTAGTAGACCAGCGCAGGAATCGCAGCGCCGCCAGTGCTGAAACTCCACACGTCCTTGCGTGCCAGTGGGTTTGGCTGGTTGTCCTGCGTGCCGACATTTGGAACTTCGTAGCGATACGTGATCTCGGCGTGCTGCCGATCGGGCTCCGTGACGCTGCCCTCGGTGCAGAGCAGATACGTGAACTCTGGGTGTATCGACCCATGGTAAATTGCAACGGCATCAAGCAGCTGCTGGTGGCCGACAGGCTCCGTGACTGTCACCACAAACTTGCGTTCTGCCGTCGGGCTCTCGCCAAACTTGTGCGAGAACGTGCGGGGGAGAACTTCGCGGAAGTTGAGGATGGACATGGCTACACTTCCACAATCTGCAACGGAAACACTGCGCGTATAGCCTGCTTCACTTCACGCAGCTCTTTAAGTTGCTCGCGCATTTCTTCAATGCCAGGATCTTGCCGCCCGGATGCAAGCCGCAAAAACTCAGACGCTCCACCCTGTGTGCGCAGGTCGTTGGCTTGCAGCGCTTGCGTAGACGGTCGCGCGAGTTCGGCTTGAATCTTTTTGTAGCTGTCAACGGCGCTTTTGGTCAGGTTGTCAAAAGCGTTTGCCGCTTGCTGTCGCGTGATCTCGCCGGCATTAAAGGCGTCACGGACTTCCTTTAACTGATCCTTCAAGTTGGGCGGTTGCTGAAACAGAGCTTTGTTTAAGCCACGCGCCTCTAGCGAACGATCTCGAGCTTGTTGCTGTGCGGCGTTGGCTGCAGCGGCTGCCGTCTGCTGCGTGAGCGCCAGACGCTGCTGGGCCTGGGCGACGGCTGCGGCATCTCCAGACTTCCGAGCATCTGCCAGCGCCTTTTCGGCATCAGCGATCGTGCGGGTGATTGCCAGCAGGTCTTCTGACAGCGTCAGCCGCGACTTCTCCGATTCAGGAACGCCGGACTCCACAAGATCACGAACCCGCTTGCTCGCCTCTTCGCTGGCCTTGCGGGCTGAGTCCGCAACGGCATCGGTGGCCTTCTTCTCTTGCGCCCGTGCCGCAGTGATGTTGTTGATGGTCGTCAGCAACTCGCTTGCCGATTGAGCCACGAACTGCTGGCCGGCGGCGCTTTCAACCAGGCCGGCGTTGATGTTTTCAACGTCTGTCGTGAGCGTGTCGAAAGCGTCAACGACTTCCTGCGGCACAGCCGCAAGGCCGCCAGCCTCTTGGGCTAACTTGCGAAACGCTGCCGTAGCCTCGTCTACCGTTCCTTGAATGATTGTGGCGTCGGTGATCTCGGCAGGCAGCTTGAAGGCCAACTCCGCTTGTACGCCAAACTCTTTTGCCGCACCTGTGGCAGCGTCAATCTGCGTCTTTGTCTCTGCGATAGCCTGCGTGATTCTGTCGGCGGCTGCAGTGCTTGTGTCAGCGGCATCACCTGCGGCAGCCGCCATGTTGATGTACGTGCCAGCGACGGCACCAAGAACGACAACCAGTAAGCCAACGCCAGTGCGGGAAAGCAGCGTGGTGACAGCCGCAGACAGGGCTGCCGTGGCAGCCGTCGCAGACACGCACGAAAGGCTGTAGGCACCAAACGCGGTTGCCGCAGCAATCGCACCAACGGCAGCCCCTTGAATGTTCTTGCCAATGACTGACAGCGTGTCGGCCACAATCGGCAGCACGGCGCTGGCCAGCGGGGCTGCGGCCTTGTAGATGATGAGGAACGATTCACCGAGCACCCGGCCTGCGTCAGCCAGGCTGGCAATCGCACCCTCGGCTGCCTTGGCTACGGCTTGCACGTCAATGGCCGCGATGAACTCGGCCGCAGACCTCGACGCTTCGGTAAGTGCCGGGGCGAGGTCAGCCGTCACCCGCTGCTTAAACGCCTGCACGGTGGCACTCAGCACGCCGAAGGAATCATCGAGCTGGGCGAGGTTTTGCACCTGCGTGTCGCCGAGCACCAGGCCAAGAGCCTCAGCCTGCCGCCGCATTTCGCCAAGAAAACCTGCGCCCTCCTGAAACACAGGCACCAGCTCGGCACCGCTCTTGCCGAACAGCCCAACGGCAGCCGCCGCCTGCTGGGCGGGATTTGGCAGCTGCGAGATCGCTGCCGCCACCTTCTCAAATGCCTGCTCTGGCGAGAGCCTGGTGAGTTCTTCGACCGACAAGCCAAGATCCGCGAAAGACTTGATTGCAGACTTGTTGCCCGTCTGGGCTTCGCCGAGGTTGATGCCAAGCTTCTGGATGCCCTTGCCAAACGTCTCAACGCTCACGCCAGACTGCTCGGCTGCGAACTGATACGCCTGGAGCGTCTGGGCAGACACGCCCGTGCGCTTGCTGAGATCGTCCACGGCGGCCACAGCAGACGCGGCCCCGGCCACAAACGACGTGAACGAGCCGGCCACAGACTGGATCGCAGAGACGAAGACCCGCGACAGCTCGATGGTCTTCAGCGTCGAGACATCTTGCTGCGTTCTCTTGGCGGCATACCCCAGCTTCTGCAACTCCACGACGCCAGCGTTGATGCCCGCAGACATCTGCGTGGCATTCGCCGATAGTTGAAAGCCTAGCCCTACGGTTGCCATCTCAGCCTTCCAAGTCTCGCTTCATCTGCTCGAGCACTTCGCGTATCTGATTCGGATGCTTCGGTGCCTTGTCTTCGATCGGGATGAAGTCGCTTGCCGATGGCACCTTGCCACGTGGGCAGTACGGTGCAAGCATCGCGCTTGCCAGCATCCCGGTTTGCGTCCAACTGTCAGCCAGCGGAGAGAACCACCTGGAGAACGCTAGCCACCGAGAGAACTCCCGCGAATCCATCTGGTCGATTTCGGCGAGTGTCTTTCCCAGGTGGCCCGCCAGACGCATTTTGAATTGAAGCGTCGGACGGGCGTTCATTCCCCCGCTAGTCTCTTGATCTCCTCCTCTGTGAGTGCGTTGTGCTTCATGGCCGCCTGCCACAGCTTGTGCATCTGGTCGCTGCTGCGGCGCTTCAAGGCTTCCACGCCTTCTTCGCCTGCATAGAGCAGGTTGCCCTTCTCGTCGCACAGCGTGCGGCTCAAGAGCTCGGAGCGAAAGTCGGGGATCGCCTTGCCGCCGGCCTCCACCAGCTTTAGCTCGTAGGAGTCTCGTTCGCCTACGCTCATCAGCCGCAGGCAGCACTCTCCGCCGAATGCCTGCACCTTAATGATCTTGGCGTCGTCGGCTGCGTCGATCTGTTCCCGTGTCAGTGGCATGTGTCAGTTGTCCAAAAGTTTGAACGTCACCGTGTAACGGGTCACGCCGTTGACTTCATTCGAGACGCTCAGCGACTCCCATACTGCCTGGCTCGTCAAGGATTGGCCGCCGCCGAGAATGACCAGCTGCTTGCGCAGGCCGTACTCGTCCGTGCTCGTGTTGGCACCCGCCAGCGTGGTGACGGAGACGCTGCCAGCGTCATCGGTCCACACGACGCTGCGGCCCTTGGGAGCACCGCCGCCGTAGGTCCAATCTAGGCCAACAACTTCAGTGAAGGGCACGACACCCCAAGTCACTGAGACGCTGGTGCTATAAGTCGCCACGGGATGGCCTCCCGTGGGTTAGCGGGCAACCCGGAAGGTAACGTTGCCCCGGATAACGTCATTTACGGCAAGCGTCACAGACGAGCTTTGCACCGTGGCACTTGCAGACAACGCCAGTCCACCAGTGATGGCGAGCGTTCCGGTAGCGCCGTCTGAAAGAAATCCAGTGCCGATATAATCCACTTGCACTTCACGGCCAGTGTCGGTCGCGGAACCCTTCAGCGGGCGAGAGAGCGTCAACACTGAAGCACCGGCACTTAGCCCAAGGTGACTGATGTCGATGGTGTCATCGCCAGTAACGTCGTTCAGGGTGTACGTGATGTTTGTAACGCTGCCAGTGAAACCTGGGAACGTCAGCGTGGTACCCGAGCCGGAATGCGGGGTGCTCATGTGCCTATGTCTCCTGCCACCAGATGTCGAAGGAAAGTTTCACGCTGTACACAGGCGGCATGTCCGCCCCGGCCAGCTGCACGAAATCGTCTTGTTCGTTTTCGAGCGAAGTCTGCTGTACCACCGTATTGTCGAAGGTTCCCCCGTACCCATCCAGAACGGAGCGGCATCGGTCGGCCAGGTCACGAGCCCCTTCGTAGGTCGTCGCGTACACGTCGAAATCCACGCTCACCTGCGGCACACCCATCGGCGCGCCCAGCGTCTGCATCCGGCGGATGCCCGTGCGGCGGTAGGTGATAAAGGGCAGCGGCGCGGCCTGCGGGGCAAGCAGCGGATACACGCGGTTCGACACCACGGACGATACGGCCGTCGTGGTCACGAGTGCATTACGGAGAACGGCTTCGGGGCTTTTCATTTGTCGTCTGCCTTGTTCCTGCGTTCAAAAGCCCGCAATGCCGCCGAAAGCGATTTCCGCATTTCCACGTCGAGAATGCTTTTCATCGCACCACGCGATTGATTGAAGGCCCGCTCGAGCGGACGCAGTGCGGGCATCGGGGCCACGGAGCCCGTGGCAATGAAGTCGATCGGATACTTGCCCTGCCACGAGCCCTTGCCACGGCGGGTGTTCCAAGAGGACAGAACCTGCCGTGGGTTGTTGTTGGGCTGCTCTTTGCGGCGCTCACGCTGCGTGATCATCCGCCCGTCAAGGATCACGCGGCGGCGTTTCACCACTCGGCTCTTGCCTGGAGTCCGGCGGCCCTTCGTTCCAAACTCGACCAAGTGCGAATGATAGGCCCGGTTCGGCCCCTTCATCACAGAGCCGCCGAATGCCGTCTCTGCCGTCCGCTGAGCACCACCACCAACAGGGCGGCGGAAGCCGATCACGATGACCGACACTGGCACCTTGAACTTGTTGTTGGTGTAGCTCTTGCCACGCTCTGTGATGCTTGCAAGCAGGTTGCCGCTAACCTGGCCGATGGCTCGCACGTTGGCTTCTAGGGCAGCCTTTCCTGGCTGGGCAGCCTTCTTCAGCGCCCTGCGCTGGTATCTGTTGGAGATGTCGGCCGGCAGCTTCTTGAGCTCGGCCACCACGTCATCCAGCGGCGCGAGCGAATACAACGCCTTCGCGGCCCTGCCACGACCCAGGGCCAACTTAATCAGCGGTTCGCCTGCGACAATGGCCATTAGGGCAGCTGCTCCTGACAGATGGCTTCGTGCTCGCTGCGGTTGCCGTGCTCGAGCAGGCTGACAATGTCGAGCGTGCGGGATCGCCACGAGAACCGCATGTTTTGGGTGAGGCCAGGCAGGTAGCGAAGCCGCACCCGGTGGCTGACGGTCGTTTCCTGCTGCCCGGCCGTCAGGGCTTCGCGGGCGCTCACGCCTTCCACGCTCGCCCACACAGCAGACGAGTTGGCCCATGACAGCACCGTCTCGCCGAGGGCATTGGTCGCGCCGCTGGCGATCTGCACTGTGACACGCTCGCGGAGTTTGCCTGCGTCCATTAGCGGTAACTGCCCCACTTCTGCGAGGACAAGAGCGACTCCACCGCAAACTCGAGCTGCTTGGAAATGCTGCCGACGAGCACGGTGCTGCGGTGTTCGTACCAGAAGCCGACGAGCATCAGCATGGCGTGCCGGATCGCAGCCGGCACACTCGTGCCGCTGGCACCGTAGCCGCCCCACCAGGTCACGCTGATGGCGTTGTCATCTTGCAGGTGCGGCGGCCACGTCTGGCCATACAGCGTCTTTACGGTGCCCGGCACGCCGTCACGATCCACGCGGTAGCTGGCCGTCGAGTAGGTCGCCGTGGTGCCGTTCTCGAAGGTGAACGTCAGGGCCACCGCCGTGGTCGTGCCAACCGTTGCCATCGGCGGGCGTGGCAGCTCAATGTCGTGCGTGCCGTCAGGCGGGAAGCGGTCGAACCGCATCACCCACTGCGTATGCACCAGCGTGCGGTCCAGATACTGCTCGACCCACTCGCGGGCCGCCGTGATAAGCGACCCGATGTAGGCGTCGTCCGTGGCCGTATCAACCCGCAGGTGGGCCTTGGCATCTGCGAGCGTCACAGGCTCAACGGCTGGTGCGGTCTGGCGAGTC